ATGTGGTAACTATCGACAAGGGAACTTCAACAATTCTGTCCATATACCGCAACTGGGATGAATCAGATCCGCACAGAATCAAAAGGGAGCATTTTGTTCACTACGGATATGTTCCCGGTATCGGGTTCTACAACCTTGGATTGATCCACATGATTGGTGGATTGGCCAAATCTGCTACCAGCTTGCTTAGGCAACTCGTAGATGCAGGTACACTTTCCAATCTGCCGGGGGGCTTAAAGACCCGTGGACTCAGAATCAAGGGTGACGACACGCCTATCATGCCGGGAGAATTCAGGGATGTCGATGTTCCCGGTGGCGTTATTCGGGATAACATCACCTTCCTTCCTTACAAAGAACCTTCTTCGGTCCTTTATCAGCTCCTGCTCAACATGGTTGAAGAAGGCAGGCGGTTCGCTTCCATGGCGGATCTTAAAGTAGCGGACATGAATCAGGAGGCACCTGTCGGTACAACGCTCGCAATTATGGAGCGGGCCATGAAAGTGCAGTCCGCGATTCAGGCGAGAATCCATGCAAGTCTTAAGAAGGAATATAAGATCTTAGCTAGGATTATACGCGACTTTACGGAGCCTGAGTATCCCTACGAAACAGATGAAGGAGAGAGTATCAAGGTTGAAGATTTTGATGATCGTATTGACGTTATTCCTGTGTCGGACCCCAATGCGTCCACTATGGCACAAAGGATCATGCAATATCAAGCCGCCCTGCAATTAGCAGCGCAGGCACCGAATATGTATGATCTTCCACTTCTGCATAGGCAGATGATGGAACTCATAGGCATTCCAAATGCCGAAGAGGTCGTGCCCTCCGAAGATGACGCTATGGCGAAAGATCCGGTCAGTGAGAATCAGGATATTCTCACGATGTCTCCGGTCAAGGCATACGAATATCAGGACCATGAGGCACATATGCGTGTCCACATGGTTCTTAAGAATGACCCGAATATGGCACAAGAAGTTCAGAACAGTCCTGCTGGTCAGGCTGTGTCTAGTGCGCTTGATGCACATATTCGTGAACACTTGGCGTTCATATTTAGACGGCAGGTTGAAGAGGAGCTTGGCGTACAATTACCTCCATCAGATCAACCATTGCCGCAAGATATTGAACAACGTCTCAGTAGCGCGATTGCAGATGCCGCAGACCAGATGCTTGGTAAAAAACAGGCACAGGCTAAGGCCGAAGAGAATGCGAGATTGCAGGAAGATCCGATCATTCAACAGAAAGAGCGTGAACTCAAGATTCGCGAAATGGATGCACAGCGTAGATCTCAAACGGATCAAGGCAGATTACAGCTTGAACAACAGAAACTTGCCGCCAAGCAACAGACTGATGTTGCTAGGCAACAGGCCGAAGCTATGGAGTTTGCTGCCAAACAACAGATGGATGCCATGGATCTACAGCTTGAAGAGCAGAAACTTCTCAGCGATGCTCAGATTGAGCGAGAGAAAATGGCTAGTAAGGAAAAGATTGAGCAGGCCGAACTTGAACAGGAACGTGAAGAGATGATGCTGGAAGCAGAAATTGAGATGGGCAAGTTTGAAGGCACCCAACGTCTTGAAGGCATGAAGCTCGGAAGAGACATGGCAAAGGATCTGGATGCAGATGAGTGACGACATATTATCGTTGCTCAAAAAAAAATTAAGAGATCAAATGAATGAACTAGCTGATCATCTAGCTGTGGGATCTGCTAAAGATATGGAGGAGTATCGCAAGATATGTGGCATTATCGAAGGATTAGCTTGGGCTGAACGTGAAGTTATTGATATAGAAGATAGATTGAATACAAATTCTTTCTAGTAGGACGCAACGCCCGCACGGGGCGCAACAATTTAACGAGAGGTCACAGTGGCTACGCTCGCAAAAAAGGTTTTGGAAGAGATGGTTCTGCCTGAGAATGAGGCAGATGAAGATAGTCCCCGCTATGCATCGCAGTTACCGGAGCCTAAGGGCTACAAACTGCTGATTGCACTTCCCGAAGTTGACGAAGCTACCGAAGGCGGCATCATCAAGTCGGCCCAGTCCCAGCATGAAGAGTCAATTGCCACTGTCGTGGGTTGGGTTATGGCCACGGGGCCGGACGCCTATGCAAATTACAATAGATTTCCGAATGGACCGTACTGTCAGATTGGGGATTGGGTTGTTTTTCGTGCGTTTAGTGGTACTAGACTTAAAATTCATGGTAAAGAGTTCCGTTTAATCAACGATGATACCGTAGAGGCGGTCGTGGAAGACCCCAGAGGCGTGGAAAGGGCCTAAAATGAGTGATGAGATCGTAAGAACCAGTGAAGAAGAGAAGTTTTTGGGCGTAAGAACCAAGATTGAGCCTCCTTCCGAGACGGAAACTGCCGCAGATGTCGGTGAAATTGATGTTCAGGTCGTGGATGACCGCCCCGAAGAGGATCAACGGGAGTCTACGGCCTCCGATTCCTCCTCTTATGACGGTGAACACGAAGAAGAACTGTCAAATGTCAGCAATCGTGTCCAAAATCGCATAAAAAAGCTGAAATGGCAGTATCATGAGGAAAGAAGGGCCAAAGAACAGTCGGAAAAGCTTGCAAGTGAGGCTGTTCACTACACTCAGGGCCTTCAAACGGAAAATCAGCGGCTTTTGAAGCTTATTCAGGACAGTCAGACGGCTTTGGTGCAGCAAAGTAAGGATCGTGCCCAAGCATCACTCGCAGTAGCGCAGCAAAACTTCAAAACTGCTCATGAATCCGGTGAAACGGACGAAATAGCTGCTGCACAGCAGGCATTGACGCAGGCACAGCTTGCTCAAGCCTATGCGCCGTCATATGGGCAGCAGATTATTGATAACTGGAGACAAAAAATTGCTTCGGAGCCAAGACAGCAGGCTCCGCAGGCCCAACAGGCGGCACCGCCAGCTTCTGCACCGGAACCTGACCCAAAAGCACTTGAATGGCAGGAACAAAATCCTTGGTTTGGTAATGATAAGGAGATGACAAGCCTTGCCTATGGTGTTCATGAAGTTTTAGTAGGTGAACAAGGTGTTGACCCCGACACCGACCAGTATTATCAATTGATCGACAACCGTATGCGGGAATTATTTCCCGGATACTTCGGCGGAAGCGACGGGCGCACAAATGAAGGATCGCTGGTCGTGGAAACTGCATCTCGCCGCAAGGCAAACCCCGTGGTTGCGCCAGCAGCAAGAAACAATGGTGCGATACCACGCAAAGTCACATTGACTTCGACTCAAGTAAAACTCGCGAACCGCTTGGGAATAACGCCAGAAATGTATGCCAAACAGCTCATGAAGGAGAATGTCTGATGGCTGACGAACGCGCTCCACGGGAGCCAAGGGATCTTGAAAGTCGTGAAAACGAAACTAGAGCAACGCCTTGGGAACCCGCAAACTTACTTCCAGACCCCGAACCGCAGGATGGCTGGTCGTTCCGATGGATACGAACATCAATGATTGGTAGCTCTGATAACACGAATGTTTCTAAGAAATTTCGTGAAGGATGGGAGCCAGTTCGTGCCGAGGATCATCCAGAACTCCAGATTATGAGTGATCATAAATCGGAATGGGGAGCGAAGGGTGGTATTGAAGTCGGTGGACTACTGCTCTGCAAGGCACCACAGGAACAGGTGGAGAAGAGGCGTGATTATTACAAGAGTCATGCTGAATCTCAGATGCAGGCCGTTGACAACAACTATATGCGTGAGAACGATCCTCGGATGCCTGTTCTTGCGCCAAATCGTAAAACTCGTGTGGCATTTGGGGGCGGAAGCCGCTAGATGTCCAAACTTAGGAATTAGGATACAATTATGTCTACTACAGCGACACCGTATGGTGCGAGGCCAATTGGTACGCTTAGTGCTTCCGGCTCATGGACGGGCAAGGTGAGGCATCTGCCTATCGGCAGTGGGTATGGCACCGCCATTTTTAACGGTGATTTTGTGAAGGTAGCGTCAGATGGTGAGATTGAGTTGGATAATGGCACCACCGCGCTAACAGCAGTAGGAATTTTTGTAGGGTGTTCCTATACGCCAAGCACAACAAATCAGAAGACGTTTAACACGCAGTGGCCTGCGTCTACAACGGCAACTGATGCGATGGCTTATGTTATAGATGACCCTTTTGTTTTAATGCAAATGCAGGCCGATGAAGCGATGAACACTACAGACCGTGGATATAACGCGGCTGTGGTTCAAACGGCTGGTAGCACTTCTATTGGTAAATCCAAGAATGCTTTGGATGGAGGTTCTCATGCCGCAACGAACACGCTTCCACTTCGGATCATCGACTTTGTTGATGGACCGAACAGCCTGCCTCCGAAAGGAACCACGGCGAGTGATGCCTATCCCGACGTTATCGTTAAGTTTAATGCGGCGTCGAGTGGATCAGCCTCCAATCATTCATATTTGAACGCCACTGGCGTGTAATAGGAGACTGATCAATGGCTATATCACGCGCACAACTTCTCAAGGAACTACTTCCGGGACTTAACGCGCTCTTTGGAATGGAGTATGCACGGTACGATGACGAGCATACCGAAATCTATGAGACGGAAAGTTCGGATCGGTCTTTTGAAGAAGAAGTGAAGCTCTCGGGCTTCGATGCGGCCCCGGTGAAGGATGAAGGGGACGCTATTTCTTATGACGCCGCACAGGAATCTTTCACGGCGCGGTACAACCATGAAACGATTGCGATGGGCTTCGCCATTACGGAAGAAGCTATCGAAGACAATCTTTATGATTCTTTGTCGGCTCGCTATACCAAAGCTTTGGCTCGCGCCATGGCCCACACCAAGCAGGTTAAGGCTGTTGTTCCGTTGAACAACGGATTTACCACGGCTTATTCAAGTGGTGATGGTGTAGCATTGTTTTCGGCTTCTCACCCACTTGTTTCGGGTGGAACGAATTCAAACACTCAATCTACAGCGGCAGATCTCAATGAGACTTCTCTTGAGGCCGCTGTAATTCAGATTGGTAAATGGACAGATGAGCGTGGTCTGATGATCGCTGCTCGTCCCCAGACACTCGTTATTCCGCCCGACTTGCAGTTTGTCGCGGCGAGGGTGATGCAATCTGAGCTTCGTCCCGGAACTGCGGACAACGACATCAACGCTGTGCGTTCGATGGGTGTTGTTCCGGGTGGGACAGTTGTGAATCACTATCTAACTGATACGGATGCGTGGTTCCTGCTTACCGATGTTCCAAATGGACTGAAGCACTTTAATCGTGTAGCACTTGAGACGGGCATGGACGGTGACTTTGATACCGGAAACGTGCGTTACAAGGCTCGCGAGCGGTACAGCTTTGGTGTCTCAGATCCATTAGGGA